AAAAAACTTGGTGAGCAAATGGATGATTCTACTGAAATGTCAACTACATCTTCAGTTGATGATAAAAGAATGGAGCAGCAAAAGAAGAAAATTCAAATGCAAAAGATTAGAGATTTGACTGTAAGACTTTCTGCTGCAAGAAAAGGAGTTTACTAGAACCAATTTGGGATTATTATTTTCTAAATAGTTTTGAATCCATTTTACGGAGGATATTATGGGCGCAGTAGTATCGGTTGTAAAACCAATTTTGATTTCCATTGCGACACATCCAGCAGTTAAGAATCTTGTCATTGAACTTTTAACGAAGTATGTGAATTCAACTGACAATAGTATTGATAATGTAGTTCTTGAATTAGTTAAAGAGAAACTCTTTACTCCTGAGGTATGATTACTTGTTTAGTTGCAAACTGGGGAATAACTGTCATCCTAGGTTTATTATTGACCGCTTCCGAGTGGTTAGCTAAAACTAAAAGATTTGAAGAAAATGGTTTGTTAGATTTGATAAATCATTTTTTAAAAACAGTTTTAAAACAAAAGAGAGACCAAAAGTAAGGTCTCTCTTTTTTATAAATATTCATAGCAAAAATATTTTTTACGGAAGAAAGACATGGCACTCTGGGGAAATAACGATGCCGTTGGTTCTGGTGGCACAGTATCTTTAAATTATTCTACTCTTGAAGTAACAGGAACTGGTACGACTTTTGGCCAAACAGGTGCGGCACAAGAAGGTGATGTTATTAGATTTGGAACTCGTGGTGGTGGTGGCACTTATTTCGGAGATGCTGTAATTGTTTCTATTGCAGGCACACAATCTCTAACCATTGGATCTACCGCAGGTCTCAGTGGATCAGCAATTTCTGGTGCTGCCTTTAAAGTAAGTCAACTGCCAAAGTATACTGTTTTAGATTCTCATTACAGTGAAACAAACACTGGTTATGACTCCTTAGTGTATGGTATTTCAACCACTACTACAGGTTCTTATCGTGTATCTCATGAAGGATGGGTTGGTGTTACCACCTATATGGGAACTGAAGGTGAACTGAGAGTCAAGAAAGAAGTTCTTGTTGCAATGTCTGGCATTAACACTGCACCTAATGGATTTGGTGAGGCAATTATCTATCCAACTCAAGAAGGTTGATATAATTTAATATGATTTTTAGTGAGTTGAATGAGGATAACTTCCTCTTGTTTGCCATTAAAAACTATGAAAATCCTCAAGCGGTAACAAAAGAGGATTTTGATAAAGACTTGAATCATTTCAAGTATATAAAGAGATTGTTGAAAAGGTATAGAAATACAGGTGAGCTTAAAGTTCACCTTATTCTAAATCACTTTATTGTTCTTTATAATATTTTTGGAGAGGCCACAACTCCAATGCTTTTTTTTAAAATTGAAAAAGAGTTGTGGTCAGTAATGAAAACCTTTGTTATCTTTTTAAATAGACTTCCTGATTACCCCCATTGTTATATCCATGACATTCCTCTAGATGAAACTTGTTTAGTAGAACTACAAAGAATATCAAATGGAAAAAATTGATAGAATAATTCAAATTATAAGAGAGAACATGGTTGCTAACGCACCTGGATCTCAAGGTGGATTTGGTGGTTCTGCAGATCCAAAAGGACCAACAGCAGGATTTGATCCTGTAGTAGGAAGAAAAGGAAAGAAATATATGAAGGGTAAAAGAAAACAATGGTTAGATTACCTATCCTCCAATGGCAGAAGAAATTAAGGTTGCTGTACTAGAACAAAAACTAGAAGATGTAAAAGATATTATTGTAAAGATTGATAATGCTATTGAAAAACTTAGTGAAGTAAATAGTAATGTGAGTAAGATGCTCGCAGTACATGAAGAAAAAATCACTAAGCAAGAAGAAACTGACAACATACTCTTTGCTAAAATTGACAAACTCCGTGATAAGGTTGACCTCGATTATGACCGTATTGTGTCAAGAGTTCAAACCATAGAGAAAAGAGTTTGGATGGCCATAGGCGCTCTCGCCTGTCTTACTTTTTTGATGAGAGTTCCCACAGTACTTGAAATCTTGACACCAGATCCACAGACATCTATAATGGATCAGAGAAACTTTAAGGTTTAATTATGGATTTTGTTGATGTTAAATACATCAATTTGATTTCTTCTCGCTTCCAAAAGTTCAAAAGAGTAAAGAGTGATCTTTATAACTTTAGGTGCCCTATTTGCGGAGATTCGCAAAGAAACAAGAACAAAGCAAGAGGATACCTATATCAAGTAAAAAATAATACAAACTTCAAGTGTCATAACTGCGGAGTTAATATTTCATTTAATAATTTTTTAAAACAGATAGATTCTGCTATCCACAAACAATATACTTTTGAAAAATTTAAGGAAGGAAATACTGGAAGAAATTTTACAGTAGATGAACCTAAGTTCAATTTTCAAAAACCAGACTTTTTCACAAAACGCGAAAATTCAAAAAATGTGAAAAAGTTGGATCTACCAAAAGCATCAGAAGATCCTGACGCAAAAAAATATTTGGAAAGTAGAAATTTAAATCCGGATAAATTTTATTACACAGATAAATTTAAATCGTGGACAAACTCATTAAAAAAAGTCTTCGATGATATTACTAAAGATGAACCTAGGATTATCATTCCTTTGTTCTATCAAAATACTCTTGTTGGATTTCAAGGGAGATCTCTTGGATCAAGTAAGATCAAGTACATTACTGTAATGCTTAATGATGACGCACCAAAAATCTACGGTCTCGATGAGATTGAAAAAGACAAAACTGTATACATCACAGAAGGTCCATTCGACTCAACTTTCATTTGCAACTCGATTGCTCTTTGCGGAGCTGACGGTGATATTGGTAAGTGGGGTATTAACGATTGTGTGTGGATCTATGATAACGAACCACGTAATGCAGAAATCCACCGCAGAATTGAACAATGTATCAGTAAAGGAGATAAGGTCGTAATTTGGCCATCTTCGATAAGAGAAAAGGACATTAATGATATGGTTCTTTCTGGACTGGATGTTCAGTCTGTGATAGAATTAAATACTTATTCTGGATTAGAAGCAAAACTTAAATTTACTACCTGGAAGAAAATATGAGCAACGGAACCAAAGTAAAAAAGCGTGATGGGCGAATTGAGTCTCTTGACCTAGACAAGATGCACTTGATGGTTGAAGAGGCATGTAACGGTCTTGCAGGGGTCTCTGCGAGTCAAGTTGAAATGACATCTGGTATTCAATTTTATGATGGCATTACAACGGCAGAGATTCAAGAAATTTTGATTCGTAGTGCTAGTGATTTAATTGATTTGGACCATCCAAATTATCAATATGTTGCTGCTAGACTTCTTCTTTTTTCTGTCCGTAAACAACTTTATGGTAAGATGAAAGAACTTCCCACACTAGAGCAGCACATTATTGATTGTGTATCTGCAGAAGTTTATGATAGTGATATTTACAATAAGTATTCTCAAGAAGAAATTGCAAAAGCTGACAGTTGGATTGATCATGAGCGTGACATGCTGTTTACATATGCAGGTTTGCGTCAGGTAGTTGACAAGTATCTTGTTCAGGATCGCAGTAGTGGTGGAGTATATGAAACCCCCCAATTCATGTATATGATGATTGCTCTGACCATTTTTTCAGAGTATCCAAAAGAAACCCGTATGTCATATGTCAAGAAGTATTATGACGCAATCTCAAAGCACAAAATCAACATCCCAACTCCCATCATGGCAGGAGTTAGAACGCCTCTTAGACAATTCGCTAGCTGTGTCCTTGTTGATGTTGATGACACCCTCGATAGTATCTTTACTAGCGATATGGCTATTGGCAGATATGTTGCACAAAGGGCGGGAATCGGTATCAACGCAGGTCGAATCCGTGGCATCAACTCTAAAATCAGAGGCGGAGAAGTGCAGCACACAGGTGTTGTTCCATTCCTCAAGAAGTTTGAAGCGACTGTCCGATGCTGTACTCAGAATGGCATTAGAGGTGGATCAGCTACGGTTCACTTCCCCATTTGGCACCAAGAAATCGAAGACATTCTAGTTCTAAAGAATAACAAAGGAACTGAAGATAATCGAGTTCGTAAACTTGATTATTCTATTCAAATTTCTAAGTTGTTCTATGAAAGGTTTATTCAAGATGGTGAAATCACGCTTTTCTCACCGCATGATGTTCCTGGACTTTATGATTCTTTCGGACTCTCTAATTTTGACGATCTCTATGTTTCGTATGAAAACAATCCGTCCATTCCGAAAAAGACTATTAAAGCACAAGAACTCATTCTCAATCTCCTTAAAGAAAGGGCTGAAACGGGTCGTATCTATATCATGAATATTGATCACTGCAACACCCATTCGTCCTTTAAGGATAAAGTTAATATGTCAAACCTTTGTCAGGAAATTACTCTTCCTACAGATCCTCTTCAACATATTGATGACGAAATGGGTGAGATTGCTCTTTGTATTCTCTCTGCCATTAATGTTGGTAAGGTTAAGTCTGACGAAGAACTGGAAGAACTTTGTGATCTTTCTGTTCGTGGTTTGGATGAATTGATTGATTATCAAAAGTATCCTGTAAAGGCGGCAGAAATCGCCACCAAGGCGCGTCGTTCTCTTGGTATAGGGTTTATTGGTCTGGCACACTATTTGGCAAAACTTGGATATAATTATGCTGACCAAGAAGCTTGGGACGCTGTTCATGGACTTACCGAAGCATTCCAATATTATCTTCTGAAAGCGTCCAATCAACTTGCTAAAGAGAAAGGACATTGTGAATACTTTGGTCGTACTAAGTATGCTGATGGTATTCTTCCAATCGATACCTATAAAAAAGATGTAGACGAAATTTCTTCTATTGGATTAGAGCATGATTGGGAAGGTCTTAGAGCATCTATCTTGGAACATGGCCTCAGGCACTCAACATTGTCCGCACAGATGCCATCGGAGAGCAGTTCCGTTGTGTCAAACGCAACTAACGGAATCGAACCTCCTCGTGGATTCCTGTCCATTAAAAAGTCAAAGAAGGGCCCTCTCAAGCAGATTGTGCCCCAGTATCAGACTCTTAAGAATGCTTATACGCTTCTTTGGGATATGCCTAGCAATACTGGTTATATCAATATTGTTGCTGTTATGCAAAAGTTCTTTGATCAAGCAATATCTGGAAACTGGTCGTATAATCCAGAAAATTATGCCGATAATGAAGTTCCTGTGTCAGTAATGGCAAATGACTTTTTGACTACATACAAGTACGGGTGGAAAACTTCTTACTACCAAAACACTTATGATATTAAGACTGATGAGGTAGTAGAAGAAAAACCCAATCTTCAAGATTTGCTAAGTGAGTTAAGTTCAGTAGAGGAGGGAGAGTGTGAATCCTGTGCAGTTTAAAATTTCTTCCACAGAAGAACCACAAACGAATATTAAAGGAATGACAGTTTTTAATACTGAGCAAGTGAATACCAAAAAGCAACCTATGTTTTTTGGTAAACCTCTTGGAGTTCAAAGATATGATTCATACAAATACCCCGTATTTGACAAACTAACTACTCAGCAATTAGGTTACTTCTGGAGACCTGAAGAGGTATCTCTCCAGAAGGATCGTGGAGATTATCAAACACTTCGTCCAGAGCAAAAGCATATCTACACTTCTAATTTGAAGTATCAGATTATGCTTGACTCTATTCAGGGTCGTGGACCTGGTATGGCTTTTATTCCATACTGCTCACTTCCTGAGTTGGAAGCATGTATGGAAGTGTGGGGATTCATGGAAATGATTCACTCACGCTCATACACTTATATTATTAAAAATGTATATTCTGACCCAAGTGAGGTGTTTGATAAGATCGTGACGGATGAGCGTATTCTAGAACGCGCTAAGAGCGTTACAGAGTCATATGATGACTTCATTCAATCGTCACAACAGTATGGTGCATCTGATACTTGGATGCATAATCTTGAAGGAGTAACATACGCAAAGGAAACCCTTAATGACGTTAAACGAAAACTCTATAGAGCAGTCGCAAACGTTAACATTCTTGAAGGTATTCGCTTCTACGTTAGTTTTGCTTGTAGTTTCGCCTTTGGCGAACTTAAGCTTATGGAAGGATCCGCTAAAATCATTAGTCTCATCGCAAGAGACGAAAATCAACACCTAGCAATCACTCAGAATATTCTGAATAAGTGGCGCGATGGCGATGATCCAGAAATGAAGCAAATTATGAAAGAAGAAGAAGAGTGGACATACGCTATGTTCGATCGTGCTGTAAACGAAGAAAAAAGATGGGCAGATTATCTGTTCAAAGATGGAAGCATGATTGGACTCAATGACAAATTGTTACAACAGTATGTCGAATGGATTGCGAACCGTAGACTAAAGGCAATCGGACTTAAACCTCAGTATGATATTTCGGCAAACAACAATCCACTACCTTGGACACAGCACTGGATTTCCTCTAAAGGCCTCCAGGTTGCTCCCCAGGAAACGGAAGTAGAATCATATGTAGTTGGTGGTATTAAACAAGATGTTACCAAAAATACTTTCTCAGGATTCAAACTATGATGAATGGTGTGAACAAGCAATTCTGAATGCATATAAAGATGCGGCAGAATGTGACGAGTTCATGTTTGGAGATTATGACTATTGTAAGGAATGGTTAGGTAAAAATTCCAACGATATTGTATAGATAGGGGAGGTGTTACCTCCTCTTTTTTATGCCTAAAAATCAAATATCAAAAGATGAATTAAAAGTTCGTATTTTAAAATTAAAAGATAAACTTCATAAAGACCATATTCGCCCAGAAATGGACATGAAAGGACTAGCTCATAAATATCTGAACGAAGTTCTTGATATAATTGATGAGTATAGATATTGACTATGAAAACCCTTGGGTTTATAATGGGAAACCCTTTACTAGTGCTGATATTGGAGAGCACTTTGGATTTGTTTATCTAATTTTTAATAAGTTAAATCAAAGACAATACATAGGGAGAAAATACTTTTGGTCATTTAGAACTCCAAAAGGTAAAAAAAGAAAAGTAAAATCGGAATCTAACTGGAAGGAATACTATGGGTCTTGTCCGGAACTTAAAGAAGACATTGACAAATTTGGCAGAGAAAATTTTAGTAGAACTATCTTATCATTACATAAAACAAAGGGCAAAACAAACTTTGAGGAGACCAGACGACTCTTCACCAACAATGTCCTTACGGAAGCCCTTGACGACGGCACCCCAGCCTGGTACAATAGTAACATCCTCAACAGGTACTTCCGAAAAGACTATTATGGCAACAACGACTGAAGATATTGTTGCACATGTACGAGAGTGGTCTCTTGATCGTGCTGCAGATATGAGTATTAATAAAGAGGATGCTCGTGCTATTCTTGCTGAGTTTTATGAGTGGATTGAACCAGAAGATGATGAACTTGAAATTGTTTCTTTAGAACCAGAATCTTGACAAATCCTAAATAAAAACTTATAATGCTTATAACCCACCCATCAAAAGGTGGGTTTTATATTATTAGTCCTTGAGTGACATTTAGAGCCTAGGAGATTGCCCCTTGAGAAAGGGGAAGTGCGCTTTCTCTATTAGGATGTAGAGTTCAATTAATTTTAATGCTAAACTTCTTTACTGTAGCCCTGCCCATTTTGGCAACGGTTACAACCAATGTGGCAACACTGCCATTTCAGAATTATAAGATGCAGGGGCCTCCCCCACCTCCTTTTTCAATCATTAAGGAGTTCGATCTTAATACTGAAAAGACAGCGACCAAAGAGGTTGCTCCCGAAAAGCCAAAAGAGAAAAGGCTAATTTGTAAAGGGTGTAATGAATATGAAAATGCTACCCTGGAATTTTTCCAGGATCGTGGTATTAAAGACAGAAACGCCCTTGCTACTATTCTGGGCAATATTAAGCAAGAATCAATGTTCGTGCCTAATATTTGTGAAGGTGGTAGTAGGACCAGTTGGAACCGCTGCTATGGTGGTTACGGACTGATCCAATGGACATCTGCCAACCGTTATTATGGATTGGGTGATTTTGCTAAGAAGTATGGTGGCTCTCCATCAGAACTTCACACGCAACTTCGTTATCTAACGACTGAGGTTCAATGGCAACGAATTGAAGATAGGATGAAGACTCCTGGTAAGTCTATCAATCGTTACATGGACTATGCGTATAGTTGGATTGGTTGGGGCATTCATGGTGCCCGCACTTCGTATGCTCATCAGTATGCTTCCAAACTGATCACGGTAGAGGTTTGATAAAATAGAATATAACAACCGA